GACAACAAGTTGGCCAAGCCGTTTGCATGGATAACAATGTGGCGGCCATCTGGCGCTACGTTGTTTTTGTCCAACAGGCGTTTTGCTTCGCGGAGCTTAGCAATGTTCATGTTGGTAGTTGCACCACCAATGCTGTTTGCAACTGTCAAGCTAGTGCTTGAATTTGCGAGAGCATCAAGGACCATTTGGTCTTGGCGGCGGCCCATAGCACCAGCAACAACTTGAACGAGCTCTTGACGCTCATCAAAGTTGACTTTAGCTTGGGAGAAAATGTCAGAGTATTCAGCAGCGTTGTAATCAGCAAGAGTCAAAGTGACAGTGCTGAATGCTACGTTGAGAGGGGTGACATCAGTTTGTGGTACACGCAGGGTTGCAACACCCTTGCCCACTTTAGGGAACTTAACAGTAGAACCTTCGACTCCTCGACGCTGGCGAACCGCCGGAACAAGCATTGCTTTACCTTGGTAGGCTTGCTTTACTTCCGCGTCAAAAAGAGTAACAAAGGCGTTGGATAGTGAAACGCTCATTTGATTTACCTCATTGGTTATTAATACAGGGTTCTCGCATCGGTGAGCCTGAAAACAGGGCCATTACTTGCTGGTTGCGCCAGCCACTCGTCAGCATCCGCTGCGGTAAGGGTCTGTTGCCAGATATGCCTTGCTAACATTATATATACCATTTTTCTTATTAGGTCAACTATTTTTAGGCATAGGTCCCCCAAGGGTGGTAGCCAAGGCTCCCAGCCCTACCCAGAGGGTCATGCTTTACAGGGTAGTTACTCAACAAACTACCCCTTAAAACCAACCATCCCAGTAACCCCATGAGGCAGCGATTCATCCGGTATTGGCTTGTCCCACCCATGTACCAATACCTACCTTAGTCCCTCGCTGACAGGCTAATCGAAATGCTTGGAGGTGTGGCCAAGTCCGGTGTTTACTTCCACGCCACCCATGCAGGTGCTTGCTATCGTGTGGAGTACGGTTGGCATAGAAAACAAAAAAGCCGTTTACAACTGCACCTTGGTAGCAACCCCGGGGAGAACCCAAGGGCAAGATGCATGTGTAAACGGCCTAACTTTGTCACTTGCTACAGCAACAATTAAATTATACACAAAAAAAGACCCAGCCGAAACTGGGTCAATTGGCAACTGCTTACCAAGGAGAATTATTTAAACTGGGATTGAAACATTTTTTCAACTTTGTTTCTGTACCCGGCATCAGTCTTGTACTTAGGATCATTGACCATCTGGTACAAGTCATCCTTGCTGGGTGCCCCTTCAAGCTGCATACTCTGGGTTGGCACCCGGCCCTCATAGGACTCACGGATCTTCATTAGAGCTGTGATCCCGCGAGCTGTACCACCCATGATCTTAAACTCTTCAAAGTCATCTTTGGACCAGACACCTTTATTGACCAGCCCCCGGGCCCAGTCCACCATACCATTGACAATGGCACCACCATTTGGCCCCAGTTGCTTCATTTCAGCTACCGGGTCAACCATTTCACCAGTCATAATTTCTTTGGCCTGAGTCTGCAGATTGCCAACCAAGTCATCAAACGCTGCCTGAGACAGGCCATTGTCCTTGGCCCAGCTGGACAGTGTTCCAGCCATTTGATTGGTTTCAGCCTGTTCGCCAAAGAGCTTTAAGTCATACTTCCCATCGGCTGGGGCTTTGTGTTTGCCTTGGGAGATCTGCTTCCGCAGGTCTGTCCAGCTCTTGGCAATGCCTTCCAAGTCTGGCTTGTTGGCATCTTTCTTCCAGAAGTTCTCTGGCCAGAAGTCTGGGCGCTCTGCTGGCTCCTCAGTTGCGGCCACAGCTGGTACAGCTGCTGTGCTGGCCTTGTGGTCTATTTCAACCGCTTGTGGATTTTCTGGTTTGGTTTCCTCATTCACTTGCACGTTGTCAAGTAGGCCGGAGGTTCCGGGCTCAACGGTTGCTGTGTCGGTCATAGTTTCCTTGCTGTGTTAATCCGTACCTCGATGTCCCTCACCACCGTTCTTTGCCCTTCGGAAAAGAATGCGTATGAGGGGTCTGTGCCCGGTACGGCGATGGGCACATTCACATACATGTCGCGCAGCCACTGAAGCAACTTCTGGCCATCCTCTGACCCAAACACTCGCAGGGTAAGCCGGGCCAAGTCTTCGCGCTTTTGGTCAACCTCGCGGATATCGCTTGGCTGGCCAATGGCATCTAGCTCATCCCAGCTCATGCTGGCATACCTTCTGGGGCTGGCATGCCACCCGGAGCGCCACCTTGTGCTTGGGCTTGCATCATCATGGCTTGGCCAATGGCTTGTTTCTGTTGTTCGTTACGCATCTCTTCCATAAGTACTGCACGCTCTGGGGCTGTGTTACGGACCGAGGCAGGCACACCCAGCTTGTCGGCCAGATAGTCCACCATAACGTCCATCTTGAGCGCCAGCTGGCCATCGGTGCCTAGGTTCTGGCTAAGTTGCATGAACTGCATGATTGAGTTAACCTCTTCCATGTTCTGCGCCATAGCCAACGGTGCCACAGGGGTAACCTTGACTTCTAAACCGTTGACACGCAGTGGCATGTCAATCATCCCGCGCTCATCCATCACTTCCAAAATCTTGGATGTAATAGGAATCATGGTCTCATTGATCAGTCGGCCAAAAGCAGAACCAAGGTTTTGGGCCAGCTCTTTCATGCGCTCAACAATCTCCGTGGCAGACCGTGCGCTCATGTTGTCAGGCGGCAAAGACTCATCCAACAAGATCTTTTTAATGTTGCCGCGCATGTCACTGATGATCAGCTGGCTGACATTAAAGTCACCGGACCGTGGCAATGCCAACAGGGCTGGGCCTTGTGATCCACCATTGCGAGCCACTGGGATAATGGCACCCGGCACAATCTTTACTGTGTTGGGGTTAAGCACGCCATCATCCGCAGCTGTATATACGCCAGCCACAGCCAAAGATGCGTTCTTTAGCATCAACTCAATGGTCTTGTTCAGCGTCTTAATGTCTGGCAAAGCAGTCATCAATGGGCCACGGCCGTAGATCTCACCAGCCACCTTCATATAGCGCGAAATAACCCAAGGGCTCATCTTGCGGCGGCGGTAAACCAGCTCCTGCTTGGTCACTTTGTCGATCACGTGGTAGCAATAGTCCCCGCGCTTGTGGTCATAGATGGTGGCCTCAAGCAGCTCGATGTCATCTGTTGGCTTTTGTTCAATCCGGCGCTGAATGTCCTGTGGAATTTCAGCATCTGGCCACTGGCGCTGGATGGACTCACCCTTCATTCGCATGCGGCGGTACACGTTATCCACTTGGCCGTTGGCTCCCTCTTCGTAGCTCACCAAGAACAGTGGCACAGGGATAAAGTTAAGGGGCTGGATATCATCCCCGGGCTGAACCATCATGCAGGCGGTGCCCACAGCCAAATCCAACAAGAACTCGCCCATGGCGATGTCAAAATTAGACTGGTTCAGCATGGTAAACATCTTGTCTTGGTAGACCTCAAGCACTGCCTGCGCCTGTTGCTTACGATCTGCCGGGATGTCTGATCCAGCCTCTAGCTTGGCCCACTTACGCTGGGGCGGGAACACTACAGACTGCAGCCGATTGGCAAAGCGCTGGGTTGAATTGATAGCAGTCGAGTCAAAGACACGTTGCATCTTTTTTGATCCAGTAGCTCCACCTTCCCACACGCCATAGAGCTGGCGCTGTGGCAAAGCAAATTCGTAGGCATCTTGGTACAGCTGCTGAAACTCATCCTTCTTTGATTGAGCTGCAGCCTGACGCTTCATGATCTGCTCTGGTGTCAGGCGCATACCGCCGGGTGTGTTCTTGTCGTATTCCATGATCACTTCTTCTTTCTGGCTGCTGCCATGTTGTCGATCAGGTTGGGATAGGGTCTGCCTGCTTTGGCGGCGCGACGCATCGCGTTGCGCTTCTCTTGTGAGGAGAGCTCTTTTGGCTTACCCAAATCTTTAGGCCGTGGCTTGTCCCAAACTTCTTTCATTACGCTGCTCCTGATAAAAGTGGTCTAGCTGACTTGCGAGACACCGCACTAATACGCGCAGACTTGCGCTCACCAACTTCACGCTTAAAGCTACCCTCTGCTTCTTTGCGCTTTTCGTCAAACGCTGTCTGATCAAAGCCCTCAACGTCAGGCGCGACAGGAATGTCTGGTGCAACTGGCGCAACTTCTGCAAATCTAGGGATGACTTTGGGTGTGTAGACCTCGTATGGGATTTGCTCTGTTTCACCAAATAGCCAGCCTTGGTAGTTTGTTTTCTTTTGGGTTCTGTACGCTGTACTTACAGTGATTGGGTCAGCTTTAATGCCTTCAACAATTTTGTTGTACTGGTCCAGCTTGGTTTGGTAGGCTGCTTTCTGTGACTCATACGTTGGCACTGCCACATCTTTGTACTGTGCAATCTGTGCTTCGTATGGCTGCATCTTTTCAGCCACACCAGCTTGGTACGTCTGGAAAGATTTTTGGTAGTCACCAGTAATACCAGCAATGTTGCTTTTGTACTGCTCTGCCAATCGGCCAATATCAGAAGTGCTACGGCGCGCTATCTTGCGCTGCGTAAATTGTGGCAACGTAGCCATTATTGAATCCTCATCCCGCCGCTGCCAAGATCAATTGGCATGCCCAGCTCTGCATCCATACGTTCAGCAGAAAGAAGTGATCTCCGGCCACCGCGAGTGCGAGCTTTTAACGCTGATGCTTCAGCAGCTGCAGCCTTCTTTCTCTCTTCATCTGCAGCAGCCTGCACTTCCTTGGCTTTGCTTTCCATCTCCAGCTTGTTGGCTGCGTAGTTGGTCTGCGATGCTTGGAACTGCTCACGCGCAGTGTTGGCCTGCTGCTCAAGTGATGCGCTTTGCTTTGCGTACTCAGCAGTCTGCCGGGACAACTCAAAACGCATGGCGGCTTGGTCAGCTGATTGCTGTTGCAATGCTGTTTGCTGATCTCTCTCTGCCTGATCTCGTGATTTGCGAGCTTCACTTGCGTTGTAGGCAGAGCCAAGAAGAATTGCACCAGAAATAAAATAGCTCATTCGATTACCTCCTTAATTTCAAAAACATCCATTCCCAGTTCGTGATACTCCAACGCAGTAAACATTTTTTCTAATGTCTCGATGTCTGTTTCATCAGTGGGGTTGGAGTGAATGGTTGTCCAGATTGCATCCTCATGGGTGTGCACTACTCGCTTAGTCCCCGGCTCCGATATAAACGATGCCGGGGCGCTGTGCGTTTCCAATCCAAACTCGGTGTAGCAAGTGATGCTGCCCTTGCTGATGATGTTGAAGTGGCGGTGGCGGTGGATCTTGCCAACTACCACAGTGCCAGCAGGCAAGTGGATCTCACGCGCATAAATGCCGGGTGCCAGCCAGTTCTTAACAGGCGGTGACTCATCCATTCGTTCACCATCAGGCAATGCTTGGCACGCCATCTGAATGGCCATGATCTTCTGCCGCGCAATTGGCGCAGGAAGATTTGCTTTTGGCATTTCAATGATGGTTGTGCTCATGGTAAAGGATTCTATTGGGTTTTGTACTAAATGCAACCTTGTATATCAAAGTGATATGCCTATGCAAATACGTCAAATTCCGTATTGGCGTTTGACTGGCCCATGGGTCTGCCGCCAAGCTGGTGGGTCCGGGTCATCCGGTTGTACTCACCACCACCCAGCATCAGGTAGCCAAAGCTATCGCCAATGTGTGAGTGCTCGTTCTTGTTTGGCGCGTCCCGGAACCGTTCCTGCCCGGCACCAACCGCTATACGTTTGAAGTGGTAGCCCCCGGCCAGAGACTTTCTCAGCAGCTTGCACTCCCTGTTCACAATAAGACCGGGCTTGCCGTTGATCAGCCGCTGCATGGGCGCTGCGGAGGCTTCCCGGCGCACCTTAAAGTCATTGCTGGCCGTAGGCTGGGCTCTCAGCCCCAGTGTTTTCAGGTAATCAAAGGCGGTCACCTCGTAGATGGCATCTCTGGCCATACCAGCCGGGTCGCCCCAGATCATTACTTGGTGGTTTGGGTACCGCTGGTTGAGCTCAGCCAACAGCTGGGTGCCAAAGCGCTCCAGCCCCATGTCAAAGGTGACAATTTCCTGATGTATGACCCACCTACCATTGGGTAAACGCTGGCCAATCGTGGCCGCAGGGGTCAATCCAAAGTCCAGCCCCACCTGAATGGGCGTATTGGGGTCAATATCGGTGTCGCCAGACATGGTTGAGTCCTCATATTCTGGCCAGACTGGCCTGCCCTCCTGCACATAGGTGTACTCACCCCCGGCGTAGCAGCGAATCCAGTCCAAATTCTTGCCCATCAGCATTTGCTGGTAGTAGCCACCCGGCAGGTTGTGGATATTCTCAGCCTTGGGGTTGACTTTCCACCACTTACCGGACGCAAGGACATGATCGTTGGCCTCTGGCATGTCTGGCAGGTTCTCAACATCCACCGGGACCACGCCACCGGGCTGCTTAAAGAACTTCCAAGCGTATGGCCCGGTCATCTTTTCCTTTTCAGCCATCCGGTGCCACCAGTGGTCATCATCCATCGGGTTGGTATCCATCCAGATACCGTGCCACGTGGCCCCACCGTCCCGCTTGGTAGGGTAGCGGCCAACCCGGTGGGTCAGTCCGTCAATCACAGCCTTGGGCAGCTCACGCGCCTCGTTGACCCAAGCGCCAGTGAGCTCAAGGGACAGCAGCTTGCGAACGTCTTTGGGCTGGTCAAGCGCTAAGAAGATCACCTCGCAGTCTATGCCGGCGGCATCACCACGCGCCGGCAGCCGGATGTGGTGGGTGATGGGTGGTGTCCAAAGCATGGGCCCAAAGGTAGCCTCTGGGAACAGGTCCAGCCACGTTTTGATGGTGGTTGTCTTCAGCATGGGGTAGCTGTTTCGCACGATTGCCCAGCGCGTGTACCTGATGTTGTCAATGGCAGACGGTTTCTGTTGCACGGCCTTGATAAAGATCTTGGCCGCGCACCCATAACTCTTACCGGACCCCACCGGGCCCATGATGCCCTGCACAAAGTTCTTTGACTGGATGAAGTCATAGATGACAGGCGAGTCGCTGAAGTCGAGGTTCAACCCGGCGACAGGCACGCTCTTGTCTGACTGCTCTTTGGTTTTGGACATGTTAGTCTTTCGGTTCTAGTGGCCTTGGCGGCACCACGTTAATGTCAATCACGCTCGGTTTATCGTTGTCATCGGGGCTGTCTAGCAGTCCACTGGCCTTGGCCAACAGCCGCAACACCCCAACCTTGTCGTACAGCTCAATGTCCAGCGTGGAGAAGGCGTTACCGTCTGCGTCCTTGCGGGTGTTGACCTTGATCGACTTGATCGCATGCAGCGCGTGCTCAGGTATATCGTGGCTGGCCTTGACTTTGACGTTGCCTTGGTCGTCCCAAGTCATGATGTCGGTCAGCTTAGTGTTGGCCATAGAAAGCAGCGCGTAAGCCACCGCCTCCTTGTTGGCCACCAAGGTAGTGCTGCGGTCCAGCCTGCGCTGAACAGACCGAACCCCGCCCCAGTTGGTCAGGGGAGGGATCACCGCAGACGGTTTAGGCTGTCTAGTGGCCATCAGAATGGGATGTCATCATCTGACAACTCAAGCGGAGCGGGTGCCTGCCGGACCGGGGCTGGGTAGGATGGCTGGCCATAGCCACCAGAAGGCGCTGGCTGGCCCTGCTGCTGTACAAGGTCACCAATGCTCAGTGATATCCACTTGTTGCCAGCTGCGGTGGTCTTGGTCCACCCACTAATCCACCTGACCTCACCATTGGGCAGCATGACCTTGCCCTTGAGGCCGGGCTGGCGCTCTTCGGTCTTGTTGTCATTCTTAAACAGGCTGCCTTGGCCAGCTCTCATCTCGTATGGTTTGCCGTATGTCATCTTAGTTTCCTTTAGGTTGATTATCGTTTAGGTTGAAAAAGTAGGGAAAATTTCGGAGTGGGCCCCCCAACGCTACGGTAGGGGGCGGGGGGGAAGGGGTCGCATTTTGAACAGTCCATGGACGCACCCTTGATGCCCTGCATGCTGGCATTCCTACTATATGTAGGGTCGCCTCTAGGCAGACACCCCTCTGTACAGAACCCATACGTTGGTATGGCAATTTGACACGGTTGATACAAGGGCCTACAGCAGGCTTTAGGGTCTGTTGGCTACCCATGTACCACCCATGTCCAGATCGTGGCTTGTTGGTGCCATCCTGTGCGTTTAAATGGCATTGGATCATGACGCATCCATCTGCAATTGCCTGATCCCTGCCATCAGGGTCGCGGATGTGGGTGTGATGCCCTCGCTCTGGTACAGCGGCATCAGAGTCTCTAACCCTTGTTCGATAGCCTCAACTGCAATTCCTTCGCGCATTAGACTTTCAACTTCCAAGTTGTTTAGAACTGTATTTAGATATCTTGTATTTAAATAACCTTCTTTAATACATAACTCCTTAATACTGTGTTCCCCCCGTTCTGTACAACCTTGTATGGTTGTGCCACCAACGTCATTTGGTTGTGCGAGAGGAAAGTTATCCACAGGCTGTGGTTGTGGCTGTGGTACAACCTTCAGAGGTTGTGCGTGAGTGCCTTTGGGTCTGCTCTTCTGGGTCATTGACTTCATCTCCTTGACTGTTCTAGTTGCGTCATGCTTTGGCATGGTGTTGATCCTCGTTGGTTGTTGCTTGAGTGCTTTGCTGATTGCTTGGGCGACTCTGCGTTGGCCCTCTCTGTCTACCTCTTCCTGCTCTCTCATCTGTTGCTCCTTCATGTATGGTGCCCTCGTATCCTCAATGGCGCTGGTGATGCTGACTGCATCCTCTGCACTCACTGATGGGTCATATATCACTCTCCAAGTGGTGTGTGAGTAGCCCGGCACAGGCCGCTTGAGCACCTCTATGTACTTGGCCTTGGTCAACTTAACCAAGTGCTTGCTGATGGCCTGCTGGGTCACTCCTAGCTTGTCTGCGAGTGCCTTCTGGCTCACCCAAGTGATGCCAGACCTGTTCGCATAGCTGCAGATCAGGACCAGAGCTCTCATCATGCCCAGTGTCAGCGTGCTGTCAGTGCACGCACGGATTGGGATCACGGCCAGCCTGCGTTGGTCTGGCAGCGCTTCCTTCTCAATGATGCGCGGCTTCTTTGGCAGCGCAAAGGCAATTGGTTCAAGCATGGCGTTCATCTCACGCCTTGCAACACTTTGTCTAAAGTAAATGGTGCATGCTTCCTGACATCAGAGATGTTGCCGTTTAGCTCTGGCTTGAGTACGTGTATGTAGAGTGACTCCAAGTTATCAAGCAAACCCTTATCGCAGGCTACGAAGGCAAACCGATCAAAGTCTTTGTCTTGGTGCTGGGCGATCCTAGAGTAAACATTCACTGACTGGCCAACATAGACAACCTTATCGCCCTTAACTAGAAAGTAAACACCTGTGGCTCGCTTCCATTTGGATGCAGAGTCCACAATTTCCTGCTCCGATAGCAGTGTTTTGTTTGTCAGTTCTACAGCTCTTTTGCTTAACAGTTCCATCCTTTCCAAGCGATCACGGTTCTCTTCAAGAACGCGAATGTTGTCGTACAGGCCATCCCTATAGATGATTGCGTTGGCTCTCAGGCGATCAGATTCCTCTTTGTTGCGGCGGCGTGTGGCGTGAGCTTTTAAGGCTATTGCCTTTCTCTCTTCTGCCGTTTTGTTTTGCATGTGGTGTGTTGCGTTAAACATGACATTCATCCTTTGCTATTTTTCTCATGTGTTGCCTGACTCTCTGTTCTGCCCCAGCCCCATAGCGCTTGTCTACAGCTGCAAGGTGCCTGTCCACCAGCGCCTTGTCCTTGATCACAGCCCATGTGGCCAGCAGCTCGCGTGCTACAGCCATCTCCAAGATAGTCCGGTCTGGCTCTACTGGGCCTTTGTGCTTTGGGTACCATGGCTTCCACTCACGCTTTAGCATTGGCAACCTTACGGTTAACCTTCAAGATGACCTGCTCGTTGGTGGTGAACCTGTGGCCATTGGCACACTCATAGCGCCTGTAGGCGCTGTTGTCCGGGCGCTGGCGTGTCTCCAAGACTTGGGTCCAAGTCCTGCATGTGGGGCAGATCATCTTATTCACGGTCCTTCAGGATCTCTTCATTGAGATCGTATGCAAGTTTTCTTACCTCGGCCAGCAGCTCACGCAGGTCTGCTACGTTGTCCATCTCGATCTCCAGCGCTTCCTTGAGCACGGCGATCCGATGGTTGAGCTGCCGGATCTCTCCGTTAGCCTCTTGGGTGTCAAGCACGGTGCCATCATCGGCTCGGAATAGCTTGACGTAGCTGATCATCATGTTGGGTAGCCCCGGCTTTTGATGGCCATTGCATCCAGTGCGCCGGATCTTACTGGGTCATGCTTTGGTCCGGTGTAGAGCTGGCCATCCTTCATGTGGTTGAAGGTGCGGGGCTGGGCCATGTCAGCCGTGCGTACTATTGGCACGTAGACAGCGCTTTGCCCATAGCGGTAAGTGGTCTTCTCAGGCCGTGCAAACTCGCCTAAAGTGGCTTGACGGTTTACCCGCATGAGGTTTGGATTTCCTGCTGCTAGTTTCATTCCACCACCTCCTGCTTTGCGGTCAATTGTTCTAAGCGTTTAATTCTTGCCACGTTGTAGGCAACAATGGCTGCGTGGTATTCCTGTGCCGATTGATGGCGCAACTTGCTGCGCTGTGCATGTATCAGTTCCTCTGCCACTAACTCCGCAGGGGTTGGCATAACCCAGTGGTTGATTAGCCACTGCCATGATTGTTTAATGTGGTTCATTTTGTTTCTCCTATGCTGTAATCTTTAAATACCGTGCCTTTGCTTGCGTCACCCTTCCAACAATCAGCAACCCAACCTCGCTTGCCGGACTTGTAATTTCGCCAGTGACCTCGGGCCTGATGCCTGCGTGGGCTTGCGTGTGTGCCGCCTTGATGTTTTTGCTTTGCGTGTGATGGCTCAATTACTACCGTGTTCCAGTCGTATGTTGGCAGTTTGCCTTCTTTAATTTTGCGGCGGTTTGTGAATGTGTCTTTTGCTGTCGGCACATACGCTTGTATCGCCATATCAAGCGAGGCATAAAACATAGCAACAATGCTAACCATCATTTGCTGGTCTTTGGGGTCAATCGGTTTATCAACATCGCCCCACTTTGGTTCCCCATTGTGCTCGGCAAAGAGAAATGACCCCATGCTCTTGTACCCTGACGGCTTCATAATCCAACCCGTCACGATGGTTGTGTTTTTCTCCACAAGCACTGACAGCATATAGTTCCCCGCATCTGTCCTACCACACAACATCATGTTCTTGTATGGGGCTGGATGCAGCAGGTATTTCTTTGGCTCGGCATCAGGGTGCGTCTTGCTTACGCCAGTCACGTCAAACCATTGCATCTGCGTTGGGTCAATTTGAGAAACCAGCACGAGTTTCACCATGTCTTTGATTAGCGGCGTCATATCAATTCCCCTTCTCCATCTGGCCGGTTGATTTCAATTGCGGCGTGTTTGTAGTAGTTATGATACGGTTGCGCCTTCATGTCTAGGTAATTCAACATTTTTGTAATGCGCTCACGCTCGGCTGCTGCTACTAGGGCGGCAAACTTCCACAATGGCTCATATCCACTGTCGCCGTGTGCATATTGCCATCCAGCCTGTTTAGCCATGTCAATTAGTTCTTGGTTCATTTGAATATGCTCCTTGCTAAAACTGTTTTACTGGGTTCGCATTGTTTAGTTTGCGCTTTGGTATCACTAAAGTACCCAATGGCAAAGCAGATAAACGCAAACGCGCCAACACACTTAGCGAACGTCATCAAGTTGTCCCAAAACCTCTCAAACACGGTAGGGGTTTCTTCGTCTTCTACCAGTTGGATTTTTATCTTGCTCATAGTGTCTCCAATGCACAGTGCAGCAGCGCCAGAGCGTCTGCCTCGTTATCGTCGGTTACTGGGTGACCACGCAGCTGCATGGCCTCGATCATCTGGTCTTTGCCAGCGTTACCCTTCCCTGTTGCATGCTTCTTGATGGTGCCCACTGGCACGCCTTGGTATGGGATCTTGTGGTGCTCACACCACGCAGTGAGAGTGGCCATCAAGCCGCCATACACATGAGCTGAGTCGGTGCTGGCGTGCCTGCGTACCTCTTCAAAGTACACGGCATTGATCTCGCCGCCTATGGTGCCTTTGAGCTCTGTCAGCCATTGTTTGAAACGCAGGTAACGCATGCCGCCACCCTCGTACCTGCCGGGCTTGAAGCTGACCCAGCCGTGGGCTATGTTGTTGTCCAATGGCCTGCATGCCCAGCCAGTGGTGGTGCCAAGGTCTAGTGCCAAGACGGTATCAGTCATTGGTTACCACCCGGGACACAAACCGATCCAGCCGGGACTGCAGCCCACCGTAGCGCGGTGAGAGCTGGTCTCGCACAGATTGGTCAATCAAGGATGAGATGCTGCGCCGCTGGTCAACAGCTGCCTTATCAAGCAGCTCGCGTGTGGCCGGGTGCAAGCGCATCAGGAAGGGTTTAAGTTTAGGTGTGGTCATGGGCTGCGAATATATCACGCCGATATAGCCTGTTGCAAATAAGTTGAAAACCAAGGGAAAACACCTAGTTGACAGGCGATATACAAACCATGCTACACTACGTCTGTGTTCAACGCGCAGATAAAGCGCAAAGGAGTTAAACATGACCTTACTAGCCCAACAGATCCACAGCATTGAGTTGCAGATCGCTCGCATCGAGCACACCTCTGCCAACTACATTGGTGGCGACAAAGCCTACCACTCTGGCCATCAAACCTTTTTAAAGCCTGCAGCACAGCGCAAAGTTGACTTGCTCAACAAAAAGCTGGACGCATTGCTTGACCAGTGCGAGGCTTGATCATGCAATACGTAGCCTACTACCGTGTATCCACTGACCGCCAAGGCCAATCAGGTCTTGGCCTCGATGCCCAGCGTGCAGCTGTGGCCAAGCACATTGGTGCGGCCGAGCTGGTGGCCGAGTTCACTGAGGTGGAGTCCGGCCGCAAGAATGACCGCCAGCAGCTGGCTGCAGCTTTGTCTGCTGCCAAGAAGGCCAAGGCCACCTTGGTCATTGCCAAGTTGGACCGCCTCGCACGTAACGTGCACTTCATTTCTGGCCTGCTTGAGTCCGGCGTGCAGTTTGTTTGTGCCGATATGCCGGAAGCAGACCGCACTTTCTTGCAGATGATGGCCGTGTTTGCCGAGTGGGAAGCACGCAAGATCTCCGAGCGTACCAAGTCAGCTCTGGCCCAGCTCAAACTGCAGGGCAAGGTCCTTGGCAGCCCAGCCCCACAGATTGGCAGCGTTGCAGGCACCAAGGTAGTCATCGCCAAGGCTGACAACTACGCCAGCCGGGTTGGCCCAATCGTGCGCGAGATCATCACGAAGTCTGGTGCCACCACCATGCGCGACATCGCAGCTGCACTTGAAGCACGCGGTATTCAAACACCACGCGGTAACACCAACTGGGGTCCTACACAGGTCTCCAACTTGCTGTCCCGCATCAACTAACACTACCTGTAGTGTATTTAGCCCGGTCTGGGCGTTAACCAAAGGAGATCTATGAGCAACTACCGTCAAAATTACACGCCAGAACGTCACGAGACCGCTGGCCAAAAAACCCTTGCAGCTGCGGCCTTTGTGCTGTTTATTGCAGTCCTACTTTTCTTGGGGTAACCGTATGACAGCAGCAAACCTAGAGCTGGGCCGGGCCATGCGGGACCGCCAGCTGGACATCTTTGAGCACACAGACCACCAGTTCTTGGCACGGTGCCGAGCTCTGGCTGTGCTGGTGGCCAAGCAGGCTGGCCAAGTATCCATCAACGACATCCGGCAGATTATCGAGGTGCCGCCGGGTGTCCACCCATCTGTCTTGGGCGCGGTCTTCCGCACCAAGCAGTTTAAGCGGATCGGTTACACCGAGGCCGCACACCCAGAAGCGCACGCGAGAATCGTGCGTGTTTATTGTTTATCACAGGAGTAAATCATGGCTGGAAAATTAACCGATGACAAAGAGATGAGTGCTTCCCGGCTGCCGGGCTTGATGGGGTACAGCAAGTACAGCACACCAAATGATGAGTTGCAGTTCAGCATCAATGCCATTGATGGCAAAGAACGGCCAGACATTGGCAACGAGGCCATGGGCTGGGGCAATACGCTTGAGCCAGTGGTGCTCATAGAGTCTGCCAAGCGGCTTAAAGTGGCCGAATTTGACACACAAATTGGTCAGGCATACAAACACCCAGACATTGCGCTTGCGTGCTCTCTCGATGGCGTGGGCTACGGCACTGGCCAAGAGATCTACTCGGACCCAGACAAGGGCATCTTTGTGGTTGGCCAAGACTCTATCGTGTTGGATGGTCCCGGAGTGCTTGAGGCCAAGGTCACCAAGACCATGCCGGAAGACACCCCCCACCTTGCGCGTGGCCCTATCCAGCTGCAGGGTCAGATGCTGGTCACTGGCCACAAGTGGGGCGCTGTGTGTGTGCTGTACCAAGGCATCGAGCTCCGCATCTTTTTGTACGCGCCACACAAAGGTACCCAATCTGCGATTTATGAGGCTGTTAAAGAGTTTGAGTCCAAGCTGGACAAGTACCGCGAGACTACAGAGATAGATTGGTACCCACCAGCCAGCAGCAAGGAGCTGGACCGGATCTACCCAAACGCAGTGAAGGATGAGGTTGAGCTCAGTGTTGAAACGTCCTTTCTGGCCCAGTCCATCTTGGCCAGCAAGGCAGTTATCCGAGCTGCAGAGTCCGACATTGAAGAGGCAGAGAAGCAGATCAAAGAAGAGCTTGGCCAAGCCGAGCGTGGCCGGGTTGGTAGCTACGTGATCAGCTGGCCAATGCGGAATTACAAGGCAGCTGCAGAGCGCTTGGTTCCGGCAAAGGATGCCTACTCTGTGCGTCAATCGGTCCTGTCAATCAAAGAGATGTCATGAACCTACCGAATAGACCCGCAATTAAAAGCGCGTATGACCGTGCAGTTGATCGGCTATTAGATATCTGTGCTCCAGACGTACAAGACCACGAGGCTGAAGCGTTTGTTGACGCAATGGCTGATCTTATTTTTACAACAATGAAGACTTACTTAACCGAGGAAGAGAAAAATGCAATTAACCACTAACCGGGGCTTTGCCCCCACCACCCTCACTGAGGCCATGACCTTCTCAGACATGCTGGCCAGCAGCAACATGGTGCCCAAGCAGTACCAAGGCAAACCCCAAGACATCCTAGTGTGTGTCCAGTGGGGCATGGAGATGGGGCTGGCACCAATGCAGGCTCTGCAAAATATCGCAGTGATCAATGGCAAGCCATCGGTCTACGGTGATGCTGCCATGGCGCTGGTCCAAGCCAGCCCAGTGTGCGAGGATGTCGAGGAGTATTTTGAGCACGAAGGCACACCCAACCCGGTGGCCGTGTGTGTGGCCAAGCGCAAGGGACGCAACCCAGTTACATCTAGGTTCTCAGTTGAGGATGCCAAACGAGCTGGCCTGTGGGGCAAGCAGGGACCGTGGTCAGCGTACCCCAAACGCATGATGCAGATGCGAGCTCGCGGGTTTGCTTTGCGTGATGCGTTTCCAGACGTACTCAAGGGTATGATCACCGCAGAAGAGGCGCAGGACTATCCTGAAGAGGCCAAGCCACGGCCAACAAAAGACATCACTCCACGCAATCCGCTGGACATGCTGACCAAGCCAGCCCCGGTGGAGATCCCAGCGGTTACCAATGATCCGGCCATCATCGAGCAGGCATTTGCACAAGACCAAGAGGCCGCAGATGTGGTCGAAATATCGCAGATGGTTGAAGTGCCACAGGCAATGCCAGACTACAGTGAGGCCAATGACTACCCAGCGTTTGAAGATGCTGGGGAATTCAAGCTACTGCTTCCGGGTAAAGAGCAGGCGCATTCTGCTCACGCTACGCTTGCAGAGTGGCAAGATGCCTATGAGTCCATTGCGGACAAGACTGCGCGAGCTGGTAAGCGGCCTGCACGCGAGCGCATGACTGCTCTCAAGGAGCTCAAGAATGTCAACGAAGAGACTCTCAAGCGGGTTGATTCTGTCGAGCGGATCAGGCATACAGCTGCGTACTCCAAGCGGATCGCAGCATTGGGCGCGGCTCAGTAATTAAGCAAGCGTGCTGTTGGCCATCGAGCCAGCAGCACTTGCCACCTCAGTCACCCTGCGGCCCCACCCCTTACCAAAGGTTGGCCAAGTATTCAAACCCTGCAAGAAGCTCATGCGCTTGAATGAGTAAGCAGACACCAGCTCACCGGGCTCTATGGCCAGCACAGCCTTCATGGTGCCGGGCCCAATGGCACCATCAGCGGCCACTCCAACCACCTCCTGCAGCCACTTGGCTGCGCGGCCCGGACCAGAGTTAATGGCTGCGTCAAACACGGCGTAGTCCACGCCAGCTGGCAGCTCATCACCGTTAACCTTGTCCCAATACTTGGCCTTGTAAAGCGGCCCCACATCAGCAGGCTTGAGCGCACGCATGTCGGCCTCGCTGACCGGGTGGTTAACCCAGCTCTCCCACACAGCTTTGGTGCAGCCAAGGTTGGTCATGCCGCCGGGATCTGATGGGTGGTTTACAAAGCCACCCTCGTGGTGGAGCACTGCGGCCAGAGCTGATTCAAAGTTTTCTTTCATTTCTTAGCCCTCATATCGGCTAATTTCTCAAGCGTTCTGCCGCCAAAATACGCACCCATTACAAGCATCCCCCACTGCCCAAGTAGCGTAACGTAAGACTCGGAAATCTTAAAGCCGAAGCCGTCCAAAATAGCTAGCGTAAGGTAAGCGGTCAGGATATACACCAAGGTCATTGGGCGCACATTTTTAGACAGCCACGAATCCGAAGCCATGTCAGCAGTCCAGCGATCTGTGGTGTTTTGCTGCTCTGCTTTGAACATCTCGGTCTCGTTTGCCATCTTCGCCAGTTCACCGTTTTGCTGCATCTGAAACAGTTCAGCTTTGGCCTTTTCAGCAGCAATCGGGTCAGGCAAAAAACGGTCAATGAGTTTGCCCCCAATAGCGGCAAGTGGGTTTAGGTCACTCAAGGTCATTGTTTACTCCTAGATAACATAGTTGCGGCAATACTCAGCATGGTTCGTGCTGATTCTAAGTTTTCGGGTTCGGTTTCCCATCCCACGGTTATCTGCCCCACAAACCGCCCCGGCTCTGGTGGAACACTGATTCTGCAAGTATAGGTAACGCCCTTGTTGATGTACCAAATACCCATTTCAGACTGCGCTGTGCGGTACTCACCGCAAGGAATTTCGTTTGCCATCAGCTTCACAACGTCAGCATTGTTTGCCGCGTTCTGCGTGAACAGCCCTACATCCAGCCCGTCATTGGTTTTGTCTCGCCCATCCTTGGCGTAGGCTCGGTACAGCACACGAGTCCCGAACATTGGGTTGACTTTGAACACTGCAACGATAGTGGCGTTGGTGGTCTTGAACAGGTGGGCAGAGGCATCTTCAACCCTGTCTTCGGCAATGCTGGGTATCTTCTTGGACTCTTTGTAAGCGCCAATAAGCAGGTCTTGGTTTGTGTACACAAAGTAGCCAGCGAAAGCAACTACGCCCATAACAAGGATAGCGATAAGTTTAAACGGTGAATCCACATACCCCAGAACTTTGTCAAGGGTCGAATTGGCATTTAAAGTTTCTTCGCTCACAGCTTGCCTTTCATTTCAATTACACCCCAAGCCACCAAGAAAATAATGGCAGCGGCAACCAGTATGCAAAGCCCCATTGTGATGGCTTCGTCTATCTCTTGCTTGCGGTTCTTTGCCGCCCTAGCATCCAATATCTCTTGCGTTCGTCTGCGTTGCACAATCGCGTTGCGCTCTAAAACAATCTGACTCCAAAGCTGGCTGTGGCCTTGGTTGATAAAGTGCCATTTCAATTCCTCTTCAGCCTTATTCAGCTCATGCAGTTGCATGACCGTGCTCATCGCTTGGCTGGTGTCGGAGCTGTACTTTTTCTTTGGGTCCTTAACTGCTTCCTTGGCTACCTTATCCTTGGCATCAAAAAACTTCATCACATCGTTTGTGATGCCTTGGACATCCTTGCCCATTTTGATAGCTGCCTGAATGCCTTTAATGGCTCCTTGGGCTATAGCAAAAGCGCTAATTGGGTCTATCATTTTTAACTTCCAAAACCCACCTGCAAACCCTCCCGTCTTTGTCTAAAAACTCATTGGCTCCATACTTTTCTTGCGGCAGCACAACGCGGCACACCAACACAATTTTCTGTTCTGTGTTGGGCCACGGTATCTGTGCTGATGCAAGTAAGTCAATCACTTGAACCCATGATTCTTTGCAAAGTCGAACACAATGTAAGCCAGCCCAGCCAATGCAGCCCACACCAAGCCGCCTAGTGTCTTCTCGATGATGGCTTGGCGAAGTTTGATTGACTGCTCCTGCTTTTCAATGGCAAGTTTGACCCAACGCACCTCATCTTCAGACAGAGTAGATGATGCTTTAATCGCCGCAGCAATATCGGCAACGAGTTCAGCGCGTTCGGATTGGTTCATGTTACGCCTTTAGATTATTTCGGCATTGTACTTTTAAAAACAAAAATCGCAAATAAAATACCAAAAAGCGATACCGCCAAGGACACCAGAGTCTCAAACGTGCCTATATCGACTGAAAAAAATCAATCACATTGTTTCGGTTTTTTTACTGGCAAGTTCTTTTATTAAAGTTACTTTAGCCACTTCATATCGTTCGCTAATTGTGGCTGGAATATACGTTTTTGCTCTAGCAAGAACTTTTTTGCGCTCTGCTATAACATTTTCAAGTTCCGCGTCGCATTTCATCCAAGTAGGCTCACGCCATTTATAGTTTTGGGTAGATTTTGGCTTGGGGTCAGTAAATTCTTTTTTCTCCATTACGTTCATACAAACGCCATTGTTGTACTTAACACAAGCAGGGCATACAACATCGTGCGGTTGAATATCAAAAGCCCATTTTCCAGTTTTCTTACGAATACCATGAAACCACAGCGTCCAAGTGTCGGGGGTCATTTCCCTAAATCTATGACTTGTTTTCCAACTTCTTAGAACTATGGCAGGGGCAGTTATTTCTTTAGCTGTTTTGTTATAATCTTCTTCTTCAATATAGCCGCCTTTAATCACTATGCTTACGCTGTTCCAAGGATGCGTATGTGCAACTTCGTTATCAATCCATTGTTTATTTTCTGCACCAATAAAATGATGCACAAACATATTTGGCAGATACTTGTCTTTCCACGTCTTAGCGGTTTTGTTTTCCATGAAGAAAACATAATATCTGTAAAACAAAACAGTGCCGTACACGTCAACAAAAGCATACTTCCTATTTAATTTTTGCATAACGTAGTCAAACATTGCAAACAGCATTACTTGCTCCTTGAAAAAATAATTAATGAGGCATCAGTGGTTGCAGTGATAACCGTATTTTCGGAAGCTATTTCCAAAGGCGTAGGCTCAGCCCCAAGATTAGTTTGCCCTGATGCAATTAAAATTAACTGGCCTACAGAAATTGCGTAAGTTTGACCCGCCGCTAACAAGACAAACTCTAAGTCCGGCGCATCTTTACCATTTATTAAGTAGTCTAAACACCAAAACTCGGTGTCCCCAACCGCTGTGAAAATGTAGTTACCTTTTTTGTAGGTACGCCCAGCAAAAGTATTTTTACTTAAAAATTTACCGCGCTGTTGAGTAACAAAAACATCGTTAAGGTTTTCTGGGTAAGTTGTTATTTCCCTTGCACCTTTAGTCCAAAAAACCCAATTTGCAGAAATATCCATAGGGGTATCTCTAGGAAAAATAACCGATAGTTCTTCCCCATCAACAAGAACACTTTTGGTAAACAACCAACCAAAGACAGTGTAGTTTGTCGATTTCATACTGTAATTTGGTTTAAGACCATTGTTTTACGTACCGCCGTTACAGTAGGCTCTACAAAAGCTGTTTCAACTCCAACTAAAGGGATTACCGCTGACAAAGAAGTGTCTACACTAGGGTTAAGCACATCCTCTTGAAGTTTTAACCAATCAATAGGCGCTCTAGCAGTAATAAAATCTTGCAGTGCTGTGCCTGTTGGTGCAGGTACAGGTAATTCAAAAGAGTAATCTGTACGGCATCTGCGAATAGTTCCGTCAAGAATGTCTGTTGCCAGTATTGTCTCTGTAACAACGTCTGTGTAGTACCGCACAACAATTGAATGCTGCGCTGTGTCAGTTTCAATAATTTTGTATTTTAAATTCATGATGCTGTTCCGTTTCTTGTTCCAAATGCTATCCACGTTACGTTTGAATTACCTGAAATGTATGCCCCAATAGACCCTGCTGATCCTGTAGCGCCTGTCGTACCCGTAGCGCCTGTTCCACCAGCAGAACCCGTAGCGCCTGTAGCGCCAGCAGAACCTGCTGCACCACCTGCACCACCTGCACCACCTGCATAACTAGCAGGTGATCCTGCTGATCCTGCTACTCCTGACGCACCACCCGCCCCGCCATTACCTGCGCCACCAGTAGCTGTCCCGCCAGCAGTCGCCGCACCAGTGGCAACACTGTATCCCCTTCCACCAGCGCCGCCGGGATAAAAGTCAGTTTTAAAAATCTCACCGCCACCTGAACCGCCGCCACCGCCGGATCGTGTACCAGCCGCACCACCATTACCGCCCGCACCGCCTGCTCCACCTGTGCCGCCTGCCCCACCTGTACCGCCACTGCCTCCAAAACCTGCGGTTCCGCCTGAAATTGTGGCTAGATTGTTAATAGAAACAGCAACAGAAGCAAGGATAGCAAGACCACCTGTGCCCCCTGCACCGCCTGTGCCCCCTGTACCACCTGTACCACCCGCAGTACCAGCAGTACCTGTACCACCCGTAGCCCCATTACCCGCAGCCCCACCTGCGCTACCCGGTTTGCCATTAGGAGAACCAAGCGTGGGCCTTGCACCGCCAGTTCCTGCTGCACCATTAGTACCCGTTGCTCCCGTAGACCCTTTTGCACCAGCAGTACCTGCTGTACCCGTAGTACCCGTAGTACCAGTTGAACCAGTAGCGCCTGTAAATCCTTGGATCAGCCCGTTGTTTATTAGTTCTACACCATCGGGGAATGAGCCATTAATGGTTAACGCCGTGCTAGACCCAGTGCCGCTGATCGTGTTTGCAGCGGGAACGGTTGCAATTACTTTTCCAAAACCACTCCAGCCAGCCGCTACCGCTTGCGTCCGCAGATTTAAGTTCGACCCAGTAGTTAGGTTGAAACTAAAAGGGGGCGCACCCCCCGCTAAGAAGAAGTTTTTAGCGGCAAACATTATGGTGTGTACCCTTGTGCAGCCGAACCGTACCAGTTTGTGCCGTCAGCGATAAAAGTCAAAATATCCATCTTGCCAGCGGTTGCTGTGATTGTTGGCGCACCAGCCGAACCAAACTTAACACCTGTGAATGTTGCTGTACCGTTACCTGTAGCTGCTGCCTGTTTAAGTAGCAACACAAAAGACTTACCAGCCGTAGCGGTAGGCATTGTAAATGTGCAAGCTGTGGATGCTGTAAGGGTCGCAGTCTGTACCGTACCGTTGGTCAACGACAAAGTAGATGCAGTGGTCACTGTGCCAATTGCAACCACGCTTTCAACATAGTTGGTAACCGTTGGGTTATTGATAATTGGGCTGGTTAATCCTGTGACAGTCAAATAACCTGTGGACGGGTTGAACTGGTACTTGGTCGAACTGGCAAATGTGGCTGTTAAATCACCAGTAGTAACAGACGCAAACAACGGGTAACGAGTTGCGTTTGTTGTTGTATCGTCAGTTATGGTGGCGTAACCTAGCGTTGTCCATGTAGGCGTAACGCCTGTGCCAGCGGAAGTCAAAACCTGCCCTGTTGTACCGTAAGACGGACTAGAGCCAAGACCGATTGCGCCAGTTACATCCAATTTACCGCTTGTCGATATACCCTCTGCGCTGTCGGTGGTGATAATTTTGAGAATTCCAGCCTTGCCTGTTGCATCAATGCTCAGTGCCGATGCTTCGTTGTCAGGCAAAGCCCATGTTTGGGTCACAGCGGAATAGATGTTCCCGCTTGCCATAAACAGCGAGTAGTTTGATGCGCCGCCAGTGGCTTGGGAATATAGGCCGATGTTCTGACCGCCAGCGTGTGTGCCTGTCGCATAGCCACGAACACCAATTGCGGCAGCAGTGTCGGCAGTGTTGCTCACATGACCGTCACCAACAACACCAATGCCACGGGTTGCCCCGGCTGTTGCGCCTGTGCCATAAACACCGACACCCCATTGACCAGCGCCGACCACATCGGTTGCAACACCTTCACCAGCAACGCCGATGTTGTAAATGTGTGCGCTACCAGTGTTGGCTTGACTGCCTATAAATTGAGCATTAGGGAAGTCGGTAAAGTTTGCGTTTGTGCCCACTAATCCAGTGGAGAATTTAGCCGTATTGGGGGTTGTGCCGCCAATTGCAGGAGGGCTGGACAAATCCAGCGAACCACCCAAGGTCAAACTTCCTGTGCTGGTAACAGTTCCACTCAGGGAAATACCCGAAACTGTGCCTGTGCCGCTTACCGATGAAACCGTTCCTGCTGATAATGTTGACCATGATGGTAGGCCAGCCGCAAGCGTTAAAACCTGCCCATTCGTGCCAGCAGCCAACATTGCAGTTGTAGAGGTTGCGCTTTGGTAAGGCAAAGAACCAGCGCCGCCACCAGCAAGATTAGTCGCAGTTGTAGAACTTGTGGATGTAGCCGCATTCCCACCAATGGAAAGGCTGCTTGCCGTGCCTGTAAGCCCTGTTCCTGCGCCTGTAAACTGCGTGTTGGCAGTGATGGTAGTCCCGGTGATTGCGGCTGCTGTGGACGCTCCCACCGTTGCCCCGTTAATTGTGCCGCCAGTGATTACCACAGCATTAGCATCTTGGGTTGACATAGTGCCAAGCCCTGAAACTGCCGTATTTGCGATTGCGATGGCTGTATTGGTAACGGAAGATATTTGACCCGATGCGTTGGTGGTCAAAACAGGCACAGACGATGCCGAGCCATAAATTCCAGCAGTTCCCACGGGCGTAATGCTAAATACTGTGCCTGTAAGGGTTAACCCTGTGCCAGCCGAATAAGTTGCCGAAACCGTGAAACTTGACCAATTGATTGCGGTAACGCCTAAAGTGCCGCCCGGTTGCGCCGTGCAATACCAAGCCGAGCCGCCTTGTGTGCCTTCAACAATGAAAACAATTGCGCCAATAAATTCTTCCCAAACGTCAGCGCCAATTGAACGTGTCCATGCGCCAGCCGATACAACATAAATTCCGTTGTCCGCCGCATTAGTTTGGTTCTTAACCAATACCGTCTCACCAGCCGCCAGCGTTACCGTGTCAACAGTCAAAAGCCCCGAAAGGGTTGCAATGTTCGCCATTGACGCAGCAGTGACGGGCGCTTTCCAACTTAAACCAGCAGCGTAATAGTCAACGTACTGTTTGTTCGCAATGTCAGTTGCCGCCGTGGGCGCAGCAGCCACCGTTCCAGCAGTAAAAGCAGCCGTTGACGGGCTTGTCGCCCCAATGGTTGTGCTGTTTATGGTGCTGTTGGTGATGTTTAAGCCGGATTGGTCAGGCGAAATACTGGCATAAAACGGCGTTCCCGCAGGGCCAATCAATGAGATTAACTCAAAGCCGGGCGCAGGTTGAAACGTTCCCTGAACGGGTACAAAGTTAACCGTTGAGGTAACTGCGGTTTGATTTTCGGACATAGCGCCCCTCTTTTAACCCGCTTGAGCGGCAGTGATGTAGAGTGTATTCGTACCTGAACTAATTGCTTTCATGTAAAACGGCGCTTTAGGCACAGCAATAATCAAAGGGTAATTCATTGCGGCTGGCAGAACGTAAGAACCGCTAGTGCCTGTGCTTGCAACGGTAGGGGTAGTCACTGTGTCAGAGTTAGAAAACTCCACAGCAGCAACGCCAGTTCCGGTGTTAAGCAAGTGAACGTAATTGGCTTGGTCGTTAGTGGTGGCTTCAATTAAAAGCGCAGCACTTGCGGACGTTGTGAGATTGAGTGCGTATGTACGACCTGACACACGGATAACTGAGACGTTGACCATTTTTCAGTCCTTTGGAAGTTTGGTGAATTATAGACCCGCAAAGAGAAAAAGCCACCCCTTTTGAGAGTGGCTTTTTGTCATTTCCGCATGGAATTAAGAGGCAACTAAGCCTTTGTTTTTCAATGCGGTGATGATTGCATTTACAGCAGTTGCGATTTCAGTGCCAGTGGCGCTGTTACCGATTGCTGCAATCGTTGCGGCTTGGGCAACAGGGGTTGCGCCGTGAAAGCCTACCAAATTGGTGGCAGCGCCACCGAGTAGGACACCACCGCTTGCATCACCATTGAAAATGTAGTTTGCGGTTACTGTGGTTGCTGGGCCGGGATTTGCCATGATATTTTCCTTTAAAAGTTTAAGAACGGGGGGCTTTTACACCCCCCTAGACCATTAGGCTGCTACTCGGCAAGCGAGTTCAGGGTACAGCGGGGCCCAGCCATACAACACATCAACACGAGTCGGAATCGAATCGTTGTTAATTGTGTATTGCCGGACAATACGCATGGACAAACCGAGTTCTTTATCAGAACTGCGACCTGCAAACACTACACCGCTAGGCAACTCTAAGTCAGCGCAAGCCAAGGTGAATGCGTTTTTGTGCATCACGATGTTCTGTGCAGACACAGTGCCAGTGTTGTTGAATGGAGTTACAACAGCAGAAGCGCTGGTGGAAGCCAAGTTAACGTTTTGGAACTGACCAGCGGTAATGATGGCAGGGCTAACGGTCACAGAAGTTGTGCCTGAAGTTGCCACGGTTACGTTGGAAGTCACTACAAAGTTACGCAACTTGTTGCTGCCGTAGGCTTGACGGTTCTGTGGGTTGACTGCGTAAATGCCAGCAATCTGAATCACGTCACCTTGTTTCAAGCCAGCGGTTGCAGTAGCAGCGGTCAAGGCAATGGTGGAGGTTGAAGCCCAGCCAGTTGTCAAGAAGCCTGTTGCAGTCGTGGTAGCGCAAGACAAAGTTGCGGTTGCATAAGAACCGAAAGTTTGTGAAATAACGTTCTGATCCATGCGCCAGTTCATGCCAGCGGAGTCTTTGCCCATCAAACCGTTGCTGTATTGAGCAGCAATTTTGTCAGAGGGAACAAACAAACCTTTCAGGCTGTCAACGATGGTTGCGCCAGTAAACGGCTCAACGATGCAAGAACGGCGACCATCACGAGGTGCGCCTTCGCTGTCCAAATATGCACCAGCGGTCAAGTAGGTGATAAGGCCAGTTGGAGGTGTACCAGCAGTGCCAACAATGTTAGCAGTGTTGTTTTTCGCCATAGTCAGACCGTCAAAGTCAATCTTGTTGGCAATAGCAGCAATAGCGGGTTTCAAAACACGGTCGCTGAACGAATCAAGCGAAAGGGTCAAGTCTTGGCTAGTAAACTGTGTGTCAACGTGGAATTGAGTGGACAGGGTTACGGGTACGCTTGTCTCGTTGAAGTCTTCAACGTTCAAAGCAGGGCCAGTAGTACCGATGAAACGACCGGGTTTACGGACGTTCAGGGTAGCACCGATTTTTGCACCAGTGACGGCAAATTGGTCGTCATAGTTGCGTTCGACTTCGCTCGAAAATGTCAATGAGTTCTCAAGAACCATTAACGCTTCATTGGTAATCATCGATACCGTCAGAAGATTGTTAGACATAATAATTTCCTTAAAAGAATGGGTTTACCGAATTCGCCCAGCCAATCTAGCGGCTCTCCAAGCCTGATATGAACCATGAAATTCACCATCGCTGGTGAGGTTTACATCACGCCCGTTAGCCGCAGACCGAATTGGGTTTATCGGTGAGGGGGCTTTACTTTTCCCAACAACAGGCTTTGTCTGAGGCTCAGTCTTTTCAAACTGCGCTTCCAATTTCCCAATATGTCGCAAAGCGGATGTCAAGGTCATGCCTTGCAGTTTTGTAGCGACTTCAGGATTCTCAGCAAGGTGGTACAAGATACGAGGCCCGACTTCGCTTTCAAAGATTGCGTCCCGCACTTCGTTACTTACCGTAACGTCAGCAGACCCAACCATGTCATCAAAATCAGGAATCTCGCTTTTCGCTGCCTTAACCCGGTCGGCCCAAACATTTATTACTTTGTCCCGTTCGGCGGCTGCTTTCGCTTGCACTTCCTTTTGCTTTTCCTCATTCATTCGCTGGTCAACCCGGTAGTCCGTCAACGCCTTGGCGTATTCGTACATATCGGTAAACTGCTCCGGCAATGGTTCTTGGTCTGCTACTGGCTCGGCGCTAGGCGTTGCTTTGGCTTCCAAATCCCTTACCTTGGCTTCTAAAACTTCCCTTGCTTCCCGTTCCCGCTGGGCTTCTGCCCGTGCGGTTTCACGTTGCTTGGTAATTTCAGAGAACCGTCTTTCCAACTTAGGATTTTGTTTTCTATCCTCTGTTGCTGTCGCATCATCGCTTGCTTCAATTGGCTCACTCCGGCTTTCCACATCGGGGGTCGGCTCTGTTTTCACAGCCTCGACAACTTCCGCAGGTTCGGCTAAACCCATTCTTTTCGCATTAAAGTCTGCTAAATTTTCACTTGTCACCACATTGGCTGCAAGTCTCTCTGCTAAATCTGCCATAGGTTTCCCTAAGAATTAACCCAATTGACCCAATTGGTAAGGTTTTGTGGTTTTTACCACGAAATTTGGTAGCCGTCAATTACTGCATTGGCATCTGTTGCTGTTCGTCTAAAAACGGGCTGGATTTGTCGGCAACGTCTTGCGATGCAAAAGATGTAAATTCATTTTGGTCAAGGTTGCGCTTGTCAATTTCTTGCATGAGGCGGTCAGTGTCCATGCGGTGAATTAACAATTCAACGATTGCGTCAATCTCAGTCTTGTTTTGGCTTGTTACGGCTTTCACATTAACTTGGTTGACAATGCTTTCGTTCATAAGTTCTGCGGAATGCGCCCGTTGCGTCACATCCATAAGTTTGCGTTTGTTTGCGCCTTCTTCTTTGATTTGTGCAACTTGACCACGATTGTTGATTTCCAACTGTGCGGCTTGTAACTGCTGCTGCATCTCTTGCAATTGCTTTTCCGACTGTGCCAAGCGCATTTGAATTTCGGGTGGAATGTCAGATTTCTCATCAATGTTCGCCATTGGGTTCATTGATGCAAGGCGGTCTGCAATTACGTCAGCGCCGGGGAAATCCATGTTCCTGAACACCAAGTCGCCAGCAATGTTAAACAGTTCTTGGTTGCTGGTAAGCAAGGGCATCATGGCCTCTACTGCCTGTTGGCGCTTGGTTTGGAAGCCCGGCCCAGTGTCCATCACAACATCGTATTCACCCACGGTCACATCGTTCAACACTTCGCCCACTTCGTTGGCTTGATTAATGGTGGTCATGTCGGGCTGTCC